GGATTTGCAGCGCTTTTTTGACGAAATGCAGCAACAGATTTTCGACGATTTCCGCGCTGCTGGGCTTGGAGATACTGGCGGCCTTGCCGGTGTCCAAGCCCGTCAGCACGGGCTGGACGCGGTGCGGCGGCGGCTGGTGAGTTACGTCGAAGACGGCATAGTTGCCGAAAAGACCGCAAGGTGATAAAAATGAGGTAGTAGCTATGGCAGACAACGCTCCGGGCGACCTGCGTTCAGCAACTGAAGCAGTCAAAGCGATGATGGCCCCCCTTGAGGACACGGCGTCAAGCGATGATGCGCCGGTCGATGAGACCGATGGTGACTATGAGGCGGAAGCCGCATATGAACCGACCGACGAAGGCGACTATTCGGAAGGCGAAGAGGTCGAGCAACCCGAGGGGACTTACACCGTCAAGGTGGATGGTCAGGAAATCGAGGTCACGCTTGATGAATTGCTGAATGGGTATTCCCGGCAATCGGACTACACCCGCAAGTCTCAGCAGTTGGCTGAACAGCGTAAGGCGCTGGAGGCCATGGAAGCTGAGATGGCGGCAGAACGTGACCAGTATGCAACCCTGTTGCCAGCTATGCGGCAACAACTGCAGCAACAGGTCGAAGCGGAACCCGACTGGGACAGTCTGTACGAACAGAACCCCATCGAAGCGACTAAGCTGGAGCGCCAGTGGCGCAAGGCGAAGGAGCAACGCATTGCCCAAATTCAGGCGGTTGAAGCTGAACAGCAGCGCATGCTGCAAATTCAGCAGAGACAGATGGCCGATCAGCAGCAGAAAGTCCTGCAGTCTGAACAGAGCCGGTTGCCTGAATTGATCCCCGAGTGGCGCAACGCTGACGTTGCGAAGAAAGAGGCGAAGGAAATTCGTGACTTTCTTTTGTCCAAGGGGTTCGACGCGAATGACGTGGACAGCATCAAGCATGCTGGCGTCGTAGCAATGGCACGCAATGCCATGCTTTTTGAACGTGGAAAGGCCAAGATTTCGCAAGCCAAGGGCGAGCGGACGACCGGCCCCAAGCCGATGAAAGCAGGTTCCAAGGGGACACAACCCCGCAGACGTTCTGATGTAGAGAGGGCGCAACAACGCCTGAAGCAAACTGGCCGGGTTCAAGACGCGGCCTCTGTCATCAAATCTCTGCTATAGGAGCAACCGTCATGGCTATCGTGACAAATACCTTCACCACCTTCGACGCGAAGGGCATTCGTGAAGAACTGGCAAACACCATTGCCAACATCTCGCCGGAAGAAACCCCGTTCCAGTCGAACGTGGGTTCCGAGTCTGTTTCGAACACCTTCTTCGAGTGGCAGACCGACTCGCTGGCGGCAACCTCGACCACCGCTGTCATCAACGGTGACGACGTTTCGTCGTTTGACGCGACATCGGCGACCACCCGTCTGGGCAACTACACCCACATCCGTCGTCGCACCTACGTCATCGCCGACAACCTTGCCGCTGTGGACAAGGCTGGTCGCGCTGACGAAGTCGCGTATCAGGTTGCCAAGCGTGGCAAGGAACTGAAGCGCGACGTGGAAGCTGTCCTGCTGGACAACAATGCCCGCGCTGCAGGTAACTCCTCGACCGCACCTGAGACCGCAGGTATCGGCGCGTGGATTGCCACCAACGACAGCGTTGGCACCGGTGGTGCAGCCCCGACCGGCGACGGCACCGACGCCCGTACCGATGGTACGCAGCGTGCCTTCACTGAAGCCATGCTGAAGGACGTGATGCAGCAGGCATGGACATCGGGTGGCAACCCGTCAGTCCTGATGGTTGGCGCGTTCAACAAGCAGGCAGTGTCTGGCTTCGCTGGCATCGCGGCGCAGCGCTACATGGCACCGTCCGACTCGCCGACCACCATCGTTGGCGCGGCTGACGTGTACATGAGCGATTTCGGTACACTTACGGTTGTGCCGAACCGCTTCCAGCGTGCGCGTGACGCTCTGGTCCTCGACCCTGAGTATGCATCGGTCTGCTACCTGCGTCCGATCCAGCAGGTCGAACTGGCCAAGACCGGCGATGCCGAAAAAGGCATGATGATCTGCGAATTCGGTCTGAAGATTTCGCAGGAGGCTGCGCATGGGATCATAGCCGATCTCAGCACATCGTGATAACTATACTTGACAAGTGTAGGTTAAAATAGGATAAGCCCCCTGCGATTAAACAGGGGGCTTATTCATGAAGGAATGTCGGCAAGAGGATTGCGGTGGCAAGGTCGTTGCGCATGGTTACTGCAATAAGCATTACTTGAGGATCAAAAAGTACGGATCACCTGATGGCGGTCTGCGCAGTCATGCCACTCTTGAACAGAGGTTTTGGCGAATGGTCGAAAAAGCAGAAGGCTGTTGGCCATGGGCTGGTGGCAAGCGACCAAACGGGTATGGGCAAATATCAGAGGGGGGCAAAGGTTCTCGCTCTCTTTCGGCGCATCGCTTGTCTTATGAATTACATCACGGACCTATCCCTCCCGGCTTGGTGGTAATGCATTCTTGCGACAATCCCTCTTGTGTAAACCCGGATCATCTTTCGGTTGGAACATACAAAGAAAACACGCAGGACATGATTGCCAAGGGCAGAAAGCGAACCGTTGCGCCACTTGGTGCCGAAAATGGCAAGTCTATTCTCTCAGTGGCAGACGTGGTATATATACGCGCAAACGGGCATAAGTCGCATGCTCAGTTGGGGCGAGAAATAGGCGTCAGCCCAAACTGTGTTCGCGGTGTCCGCACTGGCAGAACTTGGAGCCATGTCAAATGAGTAAAAGGCTTTTTGACACCGACCCCATGACAGGCATCACCAGATACTGGCATGTGAAGGACAATGGCGAATACGTCATTGAGACGGTGCAGAACCTAGACGTTGACCAGAGTAACCGCCGCCAGCGCATTGAGGCCGACAAGCGCACCAAGTGGGGTGATATGAACAGGGTCGCGTCAATCCCGCTTTCAGTGTATTATGACCTGAAGCGGCAGGGCATCGCAGACGATCCCAAGGCGCTGAAGAAATGGCTGAACGACCGTGACAACCGGGTCTTTCGCACGCGAGAAGGGGCGCTGTAATGGCGATAACGACTTACAGCGAATTGCAGTCTGCGATTGCGGACTGGCTTCTGCGGGATGACCTGACATCGGTCATCCCTTCGTTCATCGATCTGGCGGAGGCCAAGTTCAATCGCCGCATTCGCGACTATCGGATGGTGTCTCGCACGACATTCACCGTGGATGGCGAGTATGAGGATGTCCCGGCAGACTGGCTGCAGACAATCCGCTACCAGCTTAACACCTCACCAATCACCACGCTGGAATATGTGACGCCCGACCAAGCGGCAGAGGAAAAGGTTATCTTTTCTTCTACCGGGCGTCCCAAGTTCTTTACGGTCGTTGGTTCTGCATTGCAGCACGTCCCTGCGCCTGATGCATCTTACACTGGTGAACTGACGTATTACGCCAAGATACCTGCCTTGACGGACGCGGCGACCACCAATTGGCTTCTGGCGGCTGCGCCTGACGTTTATTTGTACGGCACACTTCTGGAAGCGGCCCCGTACTTGGATGACGATGCGCGCATCCAGACGTGGGGGTCATTGCTGGAGCAAGGGCTTTCGAACTTGGAGATTGAAAGCGACCGCGCCCGAATTGGATCATCTTCCATCCGCATGCGCGCCAAGCCTATGGCGTGACTTGTTGCCCGGTTAGGCAATTTCTGGCATAGTGTCGGCAACTCTAAATGAATGGAGGCCGATATGGCTCAAAATACGACGCTGATTGTCCCGGCGAACACTTGGACGCAGTTGACAGATGCTAACGTCACCAGCATCACATTCCAGAACACCAGTGGATATTACGTTCTGATTAAGGGCGTTGCGGGTGCAACCACCCCTACAGATGACGATGGCGCGATCCGCTACAATCCGGGTCAAGGAGAGCGGAATGTTTTGCTGTCCGATCTGTTTCCGGGAATTGCGGCCACGCGGGTGTATTGCTACGCACCCACTGGCGCTGAGATAATGGTGTCGCACGCTTAACAAGGAGACCCGCCATGCGTGAGATTGTCTCCCCGCTATCTGGCATCCGCAGTCCGTTTGGGCAGCTTACCTCGCCGCTGGCGATCTATGCCGTGCTGGGCATCAAGCCGCAGCTTGTCTTTGACTTTGATGCAGAAAAGTATTTCGCAAACAGCGCGCGGTCTACATTCTCCGACAGCATCACCCACTCGGCCACGACCAATGCCACGATGGTGGACAGCGATGGGCTGCTGAAGTGGCGTCCGCATAACTTGCTGACTTATAGTGAGGATTTCAGTAATGCGGCTTGGACGAAAAGTGGGGTGACCGCTGGGGCGGACTTTATTACAGAGGACACCAGCACCGGAACCCATAGAATCCTGCCACTGGCAGGCATTTCCGTTCCTGCCGTTCAGCACACAAACGTCATTGAAGTTAAGCCTAATGGTCGCACTCGCGTCAGATTGACCAACAACAATTTGGCGGGAACTACGTTTGATTTGGTTGGCAGCGGCAGCGTTGTTAGCGGGTCTGGGACGATCACGTCTCTGGAGGACGGCTGGTATCGCATATCCAGTGAGCTTGTGTCACCGACCACTGAGCGGTTGATTCTGTATTTGGATGACGGGAGCGAACTTCATATACTGGAGACGGTGTAAGCGGCGTTTACCTTCGCAACGCCCACCTATACCGCTCCGACCTTGGCGGCATGGTAGACAACCCTGACCG